GGAGTTATATGACCAGGGGAAAGTAAAACAGAAGCTAACCAAGAATACTGCTGAAAGCGTTCGTGGTGAAGAATTGGATGGCAAAACTCCAACTAACCTGCTGCTGTTTGGTACACCAAGTAAGCTACTGGATGGTGGTCAAACTGAAGACCAGTTCTATGGTTTTCTCGATATAGGGTATGCACGTCGCTGTCTGTTTGCTACTGGTCACTTAGACAAGAGAGCACATGCAACACTAACCCCGGAAGAAATCTACCGTAACCTGATTAAACAAGATAACGTACAGACTCTTGGTAAGTGGGCTAACCATTTCCATAGTCTGGCTGACCCAAACCTGTTTGGTTATAAGATGGTTGTAGAAGATGCAGTGGGTATTGCTCTGATTGCTTACAAGATTGATTGTGAGAAACAAGCAGAAGCTATGGCTGACCATGAAGATATTCGTAAAGCTGAAATTTCTCACCGCTATTTCAAAGCACTTAAGCTGGCAGGTGCACTGGCGTTTGTTGACCAAAGTTCATTCATTGAGATGTCTCACCTCAAACAAGCAATATTGCTTGTAGAAGAATCTGGAGCAGCATTTCAGACAATCCTCAATCGTGAGAAGGCTTATGTGAAGCTGGCTAAGTACATTGCTTCTGTAGGCAAAGAAGTAACCCATGCCGACTTAGTGGAGTCGTTGCCGTTCTATAAGAGTGGTAATGCAGCTCGTAATGAGATGATGACTCTTGCTACAGCATGGGGTTACAAGCAGCACATCATCATTAAGAAGACCTTCAATGAGGGTATTGAGTTCTTCCGGGGTGAGACTCTTAAAGAGACTGACATCAGTGAGATGATTGTGGCGTATAGTGATAGCTTTGCTTATGACTACATTGGTGAACGTGTACCGTTCGACCAATTGCATGTATTAACCCAAGCTCCCGGTATGCACTGGGTAAACCATCACATGAAGAACGGGCATCGTTCTGAAGAAAATGTTATCCCGGGATTTAACATGATTGTTATTGACTGTGATGGTGGAGTACCACTACATACGTGCCATGAACTGATGAAGGAATATAAGTTCATGACCTATACCACCAAGCGTCATACTGATGAAGAGAACCGCTTCCGTCTGATTATTCCAATGAACTATGAGTTACACCTAGACACTGAGGAATACAAAGAGTTCATGAATAACGTTATGGCTTGGCTACCGTTCGAAACGGATGAGTCTGCTAACCAACGAGCCAAGAAGTGGATGTCCTGTGAAACTGGTTCCTATCATTACAACCTTGATGCGAATCTGTTGGATGTACGTGACTTTATTCCTCGTACCAGTAAGAACGAGCAGTTCCAGAACCAGATGAAGGAAGTACAGTCGTTGGATAATCTGGAGCGTTGGTTCGCTAGTCGTATTGCCTCCGGTAATCGTAATAATCAAATGATTAAGTACGCACTGGCATTGGTTGACAGTGGTTGGGACTTTGCTCAAGTACAGCAAGCCGTCCACTCATTCAATAAGAAACTGGCTAATCCATTACCAGATGATGAATTGAATGCAACCGTAATGGTCACCGTAGCTAAACGCTACGCTGGCAAATAAGTAAACAGGAGTCTTTCTTTGGTTTGAAGGACTCCTAAACTAAACGAGGAAAAATAATGTCCGAAGAAATCTCCAATGATATGAACACTCAGCTAATCCTGATTGCAGGATTTTCGGCGAGTGGTAAATCAGCATCACTGCGTAATATCAGGAACCAGGAACGCTGGCTGTATCTGAATACAGAAGCGGGTAAGCGTCTACCTTTCCGTAATAAGTTCAACACCTACAACATTGAAGACCCCTATCAGATTTGGGAAGCATTCGATGTTGCATCCCCGGGTGGGGAAATGGCAGATGATGTTGATGGTATCATTATCGACTCTGCTCCCTTCCTGCTGGACATGCTGGAATCACAGTATGTATTGCCATCTGCAAATACCCAGAAGGCATGGGGAGACTTTGCACAGTTCTTTAAAGTACTGCTGCAACAGAAAGTCGTTAAGTTTGGTAAGCCAGTAATTATTACTGCTCATGCCAAAGATGAACTCGACGAAGCTGCTGGTGTAATGAAAACATTCATGCCGGTAAAAGGTTCCTTAAAGAACAATGGCCTTGAGGCTTACTTCTCTACAGTGGTTTACGCAGAACGCGTAGACATTAAAGAACTGGAGAAGTATGGCAACAAGATGCTTGAGATTACTGAAGAAGAACGTGACTTAGGCTATAAGCACGTATTCCAGACTCGTCCAACCAAGAAGTCTGTTGGTAAACGTCTTCGTTCACCGATGGGTATGTTCGATAAATCTGAGACGTACATTGATAATGACGCTCAAAAACTCTTAGACCATCTGGCTGAATACTACGCTTAAGCGTTTGCCTGGTTGTTAATCACTTATTAGGAAAAAATATTATGTCACTGTTCGGTAACTTGAAAGAAAAAACCCAAAACGTTGAGGCTGCTAAAGACTCCCTTGGTGGAAGTGGCTTCGGTGCAAAAGAATCTGATATCTACACTGGTACTGTAAAAGTAGCTTACGTAGGTAAAGCTGACTCTGGTGCAGACTGGATGCAGTTAATCATTGAAAACCTGAAAGGTTCTGCTGGTAATGATGCTGGTGAGTTCCGTGCTCAGGTGTATTTCACTTCTGGTAATGCTAAAGGCAACAAGCCAACTTACGAGAAGAACGGTAAAGAATACTTCCTGCCTGGCTACACTGTCATTAATGACATGATGCTGATGGCTACCGGTACTGAACTGCCGGAAGCAGACTTTGAAGAGAAGATTGTTAAAGTCTATGACTTTGACCTGAAAGCAGAAACCAATAAGTCTGTCATGGTTCCAGTTGAACTGGTTGGACAGACTGTTACCTTCGCTCTGGAAAAGATTCTGGAAGCTAAGCAGGTTAAAGGTGACAACGGTTACGTTGACTCCGGCGAAACTCGTGAAGTAAACGAGATTCAGAAAGTGTTTCACCCGGAACTGCTGGTCACAGTCGTCGAGGCTCAGGAAGCAGAGAAGGCTGAGAAAGAACTGACCCCAGAACTGGCTGTATTCTATGCAGCATGGCTGGAAAAGAACAAAGGTAAAACCCGTGATAAGACCAAGGGTTCTACTGGTGGTAATGGTAAAGGTGGCTTGCCTCCTAAACCAGGTGCAGGTGCTGGCACCGGTACTGCTCCGGCAGGTGGTAAATCTCTGTTCGGTAAGAAATAATGAAAATCCCAATTGTCGGTGCAGATATTAGTCTCCGCAATTGGGGTTTAGCTCGTGGGATGCTGGACATTGAGTCCGGCGTCTTCGAGCAGGTCGAACTTAAACTGGTTCAAACTGAAGTTGACCACAACAAACAAGTTCGAACCAACTCCAAAGATATACAAGCCTCTCATGATTTGTTTCTTGGTTGTGAGGAATGGTTACGGTCTGCTAAAGCAGTATTCGTAGAAGTACCAGTAGGCTCTCAGTCTGCTAATGGTATGAAGTCCTATGGCGTATGCGTAGGATTAATCGGTGCATTTCGTGCATTGGGTTGTCCAATCTTTGAAGTATCCCCAATTGAAAACAAACTTGCACTGGTCGGTGATAAAACTGCATCCAAGGACACGATGATTCGTGCTGCTCATGCTATCTATCCTGAAGCCAACTGGCTCACTGATAAGAAAGGCAAACTTCTGAATAAGAATGAGCATTTAGCTGATGCAATCGGTGCAATCCACGCTGGTGTAAATCTCCCAGCTTTCCAGAACCTAATTAAATTAATAAAGGCATAATATGCAAATCATTCTGAACCAGTCCGAAGTAGAAGCTGCTGTACAGGCTTATGTCGATGATCAAATCAATCTTGCTGGTGACATTAGTATTGTCATCAATGCAGATGGTACAGCCTCCGTTGGTATTAACGAAGAGGTAAGTCATAACGATGATACTCCACCCTTGGTAGAGAAGAAGACTCGTCGTTCTCGTAAGAACCCACAGGAAGCTAAACACCGCCCGGTAGAACCGGAGCCAGAAGAAGTGGTTGAAGAGGTAAAGGAAGAAGAAACCCAGACCTCTACTGGTGGTCCGAACGGGAGTTCTACGCCGGAACCTGAAGAAGAAGCAGTAGCTGAACCAGAAGCACAAGAAGAGGTTGTGCAGGAAGAGGTTAAGAAAGAAGACCGTGAACTTCCACCGGAAGAACGCCTGGTAACGAAGCCTTCACTGTTCGCTGGCCTTAAACGTAGTTAATCTGGTAGGTGGCTCAGAAGTTGCTGCTAGGTGTGGTAGTGTTTATAGTCCTGATGCTACTACTGGTCAGGATTATAGACGTGTCGGCTCCATACATAGCTTTTATCATCACTGTCATTATCCTGTGGAAATGCAGTGGTAAACACGGTGGTGACAAGCCGCCAGAATAACAACAACCGAACCAGTCCCCTTTAATACTCTCCGAAGGGGATTGGTTCAAACGGGATTAACATGAATAAATTTACTATTCACTGGCTCAATGGAAAGGTTAGCTCTTTCATGGGTGGAGAACATGCTGAAGGAAACAAAGCATTCCACATTGATTCAGAAGGCTGCAAAATCTTAATACCATATGCTTGGTATAAAGATGGTGAAGTAGAAGCACTGAAAAAGAGCAGTTAATATC